CAGATACCTCAAACAACTCAGCGTCCTTAATCATAAGTCCGTCGGTTTCCTTAATATAATCAGCATCCTTGACTCGGAAACCTACGGAAAAGGCCCCAAGAACACCGTCTTTAACTAGCTCTGCAACATTAGCGGGTGCAGACTTGCTAATCTTACATTCTAACTCCAAACCATTGGGCCCAGACTTCAGACCAGTAGCTCGGCCAATTGGCTTGTCATAATCATGATTAAACAAGATAATTGGATTTTTTTCAAAGTTCTTTAGTCCACCTTTTTGCCAAGCTTCTGCTGAGATGGAGTCACCCGCGCGATCAAAATCAGCTGTACTTGCCATTCCGCGAATCATGACAGAGCCATCGTCCTGTTCATGAGTCTTGAAAGTAGACGTCAGATTAAAGATTTTATTCATCATCTTAATCCTTTTTAACTGCTGGTTTAACAGCAGGCTTGACCGCAACCTTAGGTTCTGGCTTTGGTGCTTTAGGTGGAGCAGGTTTTGGTTTAGGAGGAGGGTTTTCCTTCTTCTTAATTTCTGCCCACACTTCTGGAAGAGAGCTCTGCATAATACCTAACATACGGCTCCAACTTCCAAAAAAATTCAGTACAAGTCCTGCTCGAATAGGTGTGCGTGTTTCGATATGCTCGTATTCACGCTTACTAAGTATTTTACCTTCTTCTAACATTACCATTGATACTGCTTCGAGGACTTTGCCTCTTTGTCTTAAACTTCCCATTATTCCTCCGTTTCCTCGACGGGGCGTCCGCCCTCGTCTGGGTTTGCTGCTGAACCTGCGATGTTTGCAGGAACACGTATTTCTTCTGTGCCTTCGATAGGTTCAAAACCTAATCGATCTCTTGCTTCTGCTGCAGTAATAATACCGCCATTTACTAGAGATGTGTAGTATGCTGAAGCATCTCGTAATTCTGGTTGTAAAGCGGGAATATCAGAAATGTCCTCACTTAGTTCGAAACCAAAAAATCTTTCGAGTCCATAATTAATTTTTCGAACAATAGGAAGTATAGTCTCAAGATAATACATCCGCATATTTGGGCGAATGTTAGCGTTGTTACCAGAATCCAACATAATTGGAGGGATTCCTAGCGCCTTCAAAATAATCTTTTCATTGTCATCTATCGAAGTTTGAAAATCTAATTCTTTAAAATTTACGTTTGAAATCGAATCTACTTCGATTCCGCCGTCTAGGATAAGAGGTCGTCTTCCTCCTGCGTCTGGACGGTATCTTGCTTGCCAAGAAACCATCATACGTTCTTTAATTTTTTCGGAGAGTGTATTAGGAGATTTAAGTACTAAACCTGGTACTGCTCCATTCTTAAAAAAGTTATCTTGGAAGGCTCTCATGCTTTTCATGAGAATCATAGTACGTAATGCAGGCTTTAGCCTAGGTACTCCACGATAAATGGAGTGGAAAGAGTTTTCTTTAATATGAATAATCTCGTCAGGGCTAAAAGTAATATCGTGCATTGTGAACTTTTCAATATACGTCTCTTTACTAGAATGAATACGTACATCTGTAGCCGGTAAATGATAGAGATGAGCTCCATCAAAGTACATAAAGATATTACCATCAATTAAAAAATCAGTAATAAGATTACGCTTAAAGCTGTTAATGTCTTGATAAGGATTAGGAGATTTGTTTAAAAGAATCTCTACCTTAGATCTCTTGATGCCAGGAACTACGCCTCGAAAAGCATTATCTCTAGAAACAGTAGTAGGAATCTCAGCTACGTCATCTACGATCATATTTACGCCGCGATTAACGATTTCTAAGTCTTCATACGCTTTTTCATAACTAAAGCTGGGCTCTCGAGAAGAGTTAATATCATTGCCCATATGAAGCTGTGCAGGATTTAACTTCTCCTCAACTTCTACGGGGGTTTTCTCAAAAATATTATACCATGCCATTATGTTTTTCTCTTTGAATCTCTACCCAACGCATTTGCTTTTTTGCAGTGCCTAATCCCGGGTCTTTGCCATAAATTGAGTGAAGTTTTAAATGATGAGTATGACATAATGTAACTGTGTAATCATATAGCTCAGCATGGTGTTCTTCTATAAAGTCATCCCGAAGTGCTTGTATGTATTCAGGATTGTGTTTGTTCTTTGTCAACCATTGATTTAGTAATGGTGTTAAACTATAAAAATGGTGAAAGTCAAGCTGCTCTGTCTCACTGCAAATCTCGCAAGCGTTCCCTTTTTCATACTTGGACTTAGCCTTGTCTCGTACATACTTTACAACATCGCGTTTTAACTTAGGCATTTTCCATTAGTTCCTGAATTTTCATCTAAAGAATTATATCGACTTTAGGGTGACTTGTCAATAACTATTTTTCATCAGGTATCGCTAGAAGGATACGTTTGCGGTTTGAAATGAATATAGTCCGTAACGAAGACCGTCTGCCATGTGTGAAGCCATATTATGCCTCGGTTTTTCCTTTAGTAGATTAGGATTAGGATCCCATTGATAAGCATCTAAACATTTAAGCGACTCTTTGCATTCTTGATCGACATAAAGTTTGTCGTTGTCAACAATCCCTGATACATGTCCAATTCCATCCAGTACAGACTTCTTAGCGTTAATGGTGGAGATGTCATAGTTCTGCGCGAGATCGAACCTTGTTTGCTGAGCAGCACTATCAATATAGATGTAATCAATATCCCAACGATCAATAAGTTTTTGTATTTCAATAGCATGTTGTTCTGTAGTTCTCTCCGAATTAAAGTACTCATCAACTAAGTAGTATTTTTCCTCATCCCAGTCGTATGCGATTACACACAACGCTGTAGGATCCTTGTATCCTACGTCCAAGCCCGCAAAGACATCCATCTTTGAGGTATCTAATTGAGACAAGTCTTTTACCTGTGTCTCAAAATCAAACTTCCAAATCTGACCTTCATAAGTATTAAAGTCAGCTTCGTATTCTTGCCGAAACTCGGCTTCTGACATAGACTTACGTGCTTCTGCTATGTCAGTTTCTGACATTCGAGGATTGTCTCGATATGTCGCTCGTATACTACACCATTCTGGGAAATCTTCTGAAAATCCTCTGTAGAAAAACTCAGAGAACCAGTTGTTGCGACCCCGTGGCGTGGAAATAAAAATTGCTTTGGAGTTCTCTTTATCTAGCGTGGGTCTGAGTGCCACATTGAACGCATCTTTTCCATCAGCGAGAGCAGCTTCGTCAAAAATAATAAGATCATATGAACGCCCAACACAAGAGTCAACTTGATTAACTGATCCCATACGTACTGTAGATCCATTTGAGATTTCAATAACTTTATCTTTTGCATTATCTTTTGTAACCTCTAAGTCAAAATGTTTAATTAGGTTCCTTTGTAGATCGAAAGAGATCTGAGACAAAGAATAGTTTGGGGACATGATAAGGATGTTAGAGCCAGGCACTAAAGACACGAGCTGTCCAATAATGTTGGCAATATAAGTTTTGCCTTGCCGACGAGAGACGGCGGCAGAGACAAAACGGTATTTAGGGTTGTTAATCGCATTTATAATTGCTATTTGCGATGGCAACGGTGTGACGTTCAATAGGTTTAAGTACGGTCCTATTGGAAGTTTTAAGAACTTTGCCTCAGATCCTAATTCAACTATTTCGTCGCAGAGTATATCTCTACGACTTACTTCAACTGTCATATTAATCTTCTTTTTTAACTAGTGTCCAAATACCATAGGCTAAACCAACCCATGCCATCATTTTTGCTAAACCGCCGAAAAGTATTACTGATCCGCAGATTCCAATAAGCATTGCACCATCCCAAGATGTGCGCTCTCCAATAAGTCTTTTAACTAAGTTCATACGTGAGTACCTCTCTTTTTATGACCGTTCCAAGCCATAAAGCCTGCCGCTGCTAATGCCCAGTAAGCAAGATAATTTAAAAACTTAAATCCGTTTACTTCAATGCAGATGTCTCTAAAAAGTTTATCTGCCTGACTTTGATCCATTCGAGTTGTGTTTGTTCCATCTTTCTTTTTCAAGCAAGCAAACTTATAAACATAATCGTGAACAAGACCGCCCATAAGCAGTACTCCAGTAGGAGACAGCCACATAGCTAGAAACTTCGGTACCGACGCACCATCAAACTCAAAACCTTTAGGAACTACGTACTCTTCACCACCGAGCTTAAAATGAAAGTCATCGCAGATTTCCCACTGTCGTACTCCCATTAACCACATAAGAATACCTTTAAAAAAGCCTTTATCTTTAGTCTGAATTGGAAGAGGCTTCATGTGAGGCATTTCAGAATACTCAAATCCTACACGGTAGTCTCCTTGTCCATCAAACTTAGTAAAGATAAAACCAACTACTACTAGTGCTCCGAATACTGTCCACTGCCAAAAAGTCATTGCTAAATCAAGTAACATTTCCATTATTTCTTACTCCCTACTGCATCTGCGGCGAAAAAGGCCGACACTAGTACTGCGATTGAGGCAAAGTAAGTTGGAGCTATATCTGCAATTAAATTTGCCGCTTGGTCTAATGCAAACAAAGATGTTAGAAAGATACCAAAAGGATAAAGTAGTAAACCCCCTAAAGAAAACCATGCCATCTTACGAATAGCATCTCGTTGAGCATCCTTATCTTCTAATTCTTTACGTTTAAATTCTAAGTACATTTCTTTTTCAGTTTCGGAAACTTCTCCGTCTCCATTTGTATCTGCGGGGTGAAACCCAGTTTTTTCGTCTACCATTTTACTTTATCCGCCCAATATGCTGCTGACATTTTGCCTTTAGCAATATTCTTGGCGTGTCGCGCTTTGAAAGACTTACGTTTTGCTTTCATCGCTGCGGACTCACCGGCCTTCGGCTTCCCTGCCGTTGAAGCTCCCTGCTGG